CCTGCGCCGCAGGCGTCCTACGGCGGCTGGCAGAGCATCGGCATCACGCACGCCCGCAGGGCCATCTACGGCAAGGAAGCGGGCGACCTGCGTCGCGACCTGACCCCTTACGACCGTCTTTCGATGGTAAAGAAGTGCCGCTGGGCCGAGCGCAACAGCGGCCTGTTCAAGCAGATCCTCGCCGACATGGTGCTCTACACGGTGGGCGACGGCATCAAGCCGCAGAGCCACGCGTCGACGCCTGAGATGCAGGAACGCTACGAGGCGTACTTCGCCGAGAAGGCCAAGCGCATCGACATCACGAACCGCTTCTCTTTCTATCAGGCCCAGGCCATCCTGCTGCGCGGCATGATCCGCGACGGCGACTCGTTCGCGGCGAAGGTCCGCAACGCCACCGGCGAGGCCAAGCTCCAGCTGATGGAAGCCCACCGCGTCGGCGACCCCCTAGAGGACAGCGTGGTCATCCCCGGCATCCACGACGGTATCATCTTCGGTCCCTATGGCGAATACGTCGCCTGCAACGTCTACAAGTCGGACGGCGGCAACCGCCAGATCCTCGCCCAGTCGATGATGCACATCGTCGACCACGAGTACGCGTCCGGCGCACGCGGCATCCCGCTCCTCCAGCACTCCATCAACTCCATCCAGGACGAGATGGAAATCCTCGCCCTCGAGAAGCAGGGCGTGAAGGACAACGCAGACGTCACCCGCGTCATCACGAAGCAGGGCGGCACGCTTGACCAGGACACGGCTTCGGAGCTCGGAGCCCTCTCGACCCCTTCCTACACCGCCATCGCCAACACGATGGGCGGCAAACTGCTGGTGCTCGACCAAGGCGAGGCGCTGACCTCGCACATGAGCAACCGCCCGAACCCTACCTTCACCGGGTTCCTCGCGGCTCTCGAGCGCGACATCTCGCAGGGCGTCCTGCCTTACGAGTTCGTTGGCGACTCCTCGAAACTGGGCGGTGCCACCGTCCGCCTGATCACGGCGAAGGCGGGCCGAGTCTTCTCGAAATACCAGCAAATCATCATCGAGCAGTTCTGCGTCCCGACGTGGGGCTACATCATCGGGCAGGGCATCGCCGCCGGAGAGATTCCCGACGACGCCGGCTGGAACCGCGTCTCCTGGACGACCCCGAAGTCCGTCACCGTCGACGCTGGCCGCGAAGCCGCGAACGACCGTGCCGACGTCGAGATGGGCCTCCTGTCGATGTCCGAACTTTACGCCCAGCGCGGCCTCGACTTCCGCACCGAGATGCAGAAGCGGGCCGCCGACATGGTCCACATCAAGGACTTGGCCTCCGAGTACGGCATCCCGTTCGAACTGCTGTTCCGCCCGACGAACACCCCTGTCGGCACGGTGATGACCGAGGCCGAGGACGAGACTGAGGCAGAAGGCGCCATGGGCGAGGACGAGCCGCCCGAGCTGGAAGAACCCCAGCAGCTCGACGAACCCAATTCCTAAACCCATGCGTTTCCTCACCAACGGACTGTCGGGCCGCGAGCCCCTCCTCATCGACCCGAGCAAGGCCAAGGACCACGCCATCCTCGCCGAGAAGTTCGGCTTCGATATGCTCGCGCAGCTCTTCGGCGTGGCGCCCAAGCCCTACGTCACGGCGGACGGCATCGGGGTTATCCCGGTGGTCGGCGTCATCGGCAAAGGCCTGACCCCGCTCGAGAAGATGATGGGCGCAACCGACGTCAATGAGATCGCGGACGCCCTCGATGCGTTCGCCATCAACCCGGAGGTCGAGAAGGTCGCCCTGCAAGTCTCGTCCCCTGGCGGCACGGTGACGGGCGTCGAGGAACTCGCCAACAAGGTCCGCAACCTGAGCAAGCCGACCCTCGCCTATACCGACTCCGAGATGGCCTCCGCGGCCTACTGGATCGCCTCTGCTGCCGACCGCGTCGTCGCTTCGCCCTCGAGCACCGTCGGCTCCATCGGCGTCTACATGGCTATCCCCGACTACTCAAAGGCCGCCGAGATGGCGGGAATCAAGATGGTCGTGGTCAAGTCCGGCAAGTTCAAGGGAGCCGGCATCGAAGGCACGTCCCTCGACGAAGGCCAGATGGCGAACCTCCAGGAGAGCGTCGACACGATCCACGCCGACTTCAAGGCCGCCGTGAACATGAAGCGAAAGATGGTGAAGGCCGAGTCGATGGAAGGCCAGACCTTCTCCGGCAAGCAGGCCGCCGCCAATGGTCTCGTCACAGGCCTTGCCGACTCATTCAACGCCGCCCTCGCGACGTTCTGATGCCGCAGACCGTCTCCGTGCCTGACTACGTCAGCGAAGCCGCACGCCGCGGCCTTGCTTGGCACGCTGACGGCAAGTCCGGCGACGGCGTCACCGATCAGACCATCCGCGAAGCCCGCGACATGGTCGAGGGTAGCATCTCCGAGGACAAGCTGCGCCGCATGGGGCCTTGGTTCCAACGCCATCGCGGCGACATGGACGCCCCGAAGAACAAGCCCGATAACGAGGACTTCCCCGGAGCCGGCGCCGTGGCGTGGGCGCTCTGGGGCGGACCTACCTCTGGCGACATCATGCGCACGGCCAAGTGGGCCGAGGCCAAGGTCGAAGCCCTCGACAACGAGGCAAAAGTTTCCAACTCCCGCAAACTCAAGATGACCATCGAAGAACAGCTCCTCGAAGCCACCGCCGCCGTCGCGGGCATCACCGCCGAACGCGACGACCTCCGTGCCACCGTCGAGAAACTCACCGTCGGCGCCGCTTCCGAACTGGAAGCCCTGAAGGTCGAAGCCGCCGCCAAGGACTCGAAGCTCGCCGAACTGACCGCCGCCCTCGAAGCCGCGGCCAAGGAAGTCGAAGCCCTCAAGGCGTCCGCCCTCGAGGCCGAGGCCAGCAAGGTCAGCGCCTCCAAGGAAGCCGCCAAGATCGCGGCCTCCGTCGGCGTCGATCCGGTGGCTCTGCCCCAGGGCGAGTCCGCCCCCGCCGAAGCGGTCAACCACTACGCCGCCTTCCTCGCCCTGCCTGTCGGCTCCAAGGAACGCAACGCGTACTTCGAGGCCCACAAGTCGGCCATCATCAAGGCGGCCCTCTAATCTTTTTCACCCCCAACAAATCCTAACACATGGCTAACTCCATCTCCGCCGCTCCCGCTGTCCTCAGCGCTGGCGTCCTCTCCACCCTGAAGAACAAGCTGCCCGTCCTCTCGGGCATCTCCACGGTCTTCTCCGCCCGCCCGGGTTCCACCGGCATGAGCATCCAGGTGCCCCTCATCGGCGTCTCGACCGCCACGGCCTTCGGCTCCGGCGGCTACGCCACCCAGGACGACGCGACGATCACCTCGTCCACCGTCTCCCTGACCCAGTACAAGGTCACCTCCCGCTTCACCCCTTCGAACCTGAAGGACTACGGCGCCGACTTCTTCGTGAACAACTTCGTGCAGACCGCCTCGATCGGCCTCGCCCAGAAGGTCATGGACGTCATCAACGCCCAGGTCACGAACGCCAACTACTCGGTCTCCTCGACCTCCGGCTCCGACCTCTCCTACGCCGAGCTCGTGGCCGTCCAGAAGACCCTCGACGACGCCAAGGCCCCCAGCCCGCGCTACGCCGTGCTGAACAGCACCTACATCTCGGACCTCCGCAAGGACACCACGATCGTCGGCAACAACGTCCTCGGCGCCCGTATCGTCGCTGACGGCGACCTCGGCGTCATCGCCGGCGCCCGCATCTACCAGTTCGCGAACCTCGCCAACAACAGCGAGAACCTCGCCGGCTGGGTCGCTGGTCCTGACGCTATCGCCTTCGCCTCCGCCCTGCCGGACTCGATGGACATCCCGGGCTTCGAAGTCTCGAACGCCGTCGACCAGGACACCGGCCTCGGCGTCCAGGTGCTCGTCGGCATGGAGCAGAGCGGCTACCTCAACGTGACTGCCACGCTGATGTTCGGTGCCGCCGTCGGTCGCGCCACCTCCCTCGTCCGCCTCAAGACCGCCTAATAGCGGCCTAGAGCGTGCAAAGCAGACCCCCAGAAATGGGGGTCTTTTTTTGTCCCTACCAATCCCCGCAAATACAGGATGAGCCTTTACTCTGAGTTTTTGGCGGATGCGAAAGAGATGATTGCGGACTTCGGCGTCGCCGGCTCGGCCTCGTCGGGGGCCATCACGTTCTCCTGCCTCATCTCCGACCCCGCCGTGCAGACCGTCCTCGAGGCAGGAGGGTATTGCGAGCGGACCCAGTACTCTGTCCGCATCCCTGCCGCAACGGCCTCCTGGAGCCAGCCAGACGGGTCTACGGGGGCATCCACGGCCATCGTCAGCGGCGGCTCGGTCATCTCAGCCCTAGGGCAGGGGAAGAAGATCGTAGCCGGCGGGAAGACGGTCCGCATCACGACCCAGACCTACAAGCCAGGGTCGGCATGGGTCACCCTCGTCGTCATCGACGACAACCAGTAACACGCCGTGGTCACGGTCAGCATCGAGCCGCGCAGCCAGAACCGCTTCCTCGAGGCGCTGGCCCGCTTCGCCGCCGAGACCGGGCAGACCATGCGCGACGCCGCCCTGGAGCAAGCCGCCTTGGCCTGTCAGGATGCGGCGACCTTCACCCCTCCCCTCCCCAAAGGCGGGGGTCGTGGCCTATCGAAGGCCGCCCAGACCGCAGGCGACAACGCCGTGGCAGGAGACGTCCGCAAACTGTACGTCGCCGCAAAC